TGTATTTTCTTGCCTGTTGCAATCTTTAACTCTACCATGAAAAAACCACAATTATCATGATATCCCAACAGATCTGGTGTGCCAAAGGACGACCAGGATTCCAGTCTAGTCCACTGTATTTTGGGTGTATTTTTTTTAACTTTTTGCCAAAGTTTTGACTCTGGTTTCATCGTACATTGACTGATACGATAGATTACGATATATGTCAAATCTTATGGGAGTGCCAGCTAAATTAACAGAAAGACAAATTAAATTTGCAGAATTGCTTGTTTATAATGAAGGACGTATGTCTCCAGCAGAGGCTGCTTTTGAGGCAGGATATAAGACAAGACCAAGACAAGCAGCATCAGAATTAAGAAACCCAAAGGTATCTCCTTTGGTGGTAAAATACATAGGTGAGCTTAGAGCTGAGGTGCAAGAGAAGTATGGCATAACCTTTGAGAAACACATAACAGAACTAGCCAAAGTCAGAAACGAGGCATTAAAAAATAAAGCATGGTCTGCAGCTGTAAATGCTGAGGTTGCTCGTGGAAAAGCAGGTGGCCTTTACATAGATCAAAAACTGGTGATGACCGGTAATGTAGATACTATGTCTACAGACGAAATCAAAGATAGACTCAAAAAGATTCTACACGATAACAAAGAGATTATAAATATTACGCCGGAAGATGTAAAATTAGAAGAGCTAGAATTGCCAAAAGAATCAAACCATGAATCCGATTAGTCATTTCGTTTAGCCAACAATACACTCCGTGTATTTTTCGTCCGATTGTTTTTATTATTTCCATTTAACCTCCCTTGTGGGTTAGGACCACGCACTGGTGGTATTGCGTGCCATTTTACGTTAGGCATATTTTTAGTCAAGGTTTTATTTTTCATTAACTTTTTCCATTTTAATTATACAACCTTTTGGAAATACATTTCTATCAGAAAATAATTCATCATCTTTTTCGTAAGATGCAAATGTCCAAATGTATTTTTTATTCTTATCAAAAAGATATGCGTGGGTTATCATGGTTGCTGGAAGCAAACCAAGTGAGTCATGAGCAGTAGCATGGCCAGAATCACCCGTCGGATCGATCCAGGTAATCTCGTAGAAGTAGTATCGCTTTTTCTTGATAACAACAGATTTGTATTTAGATTTTTTAGGCCGTCTCATGATGACCTTATACTGTATAGTGAAATTTTTAGGCAAAAAAGTTTTTTAAAAAACAAAAAAGGTCGCGCGCGTCGAGTACATTCTGAAATAGTTGTTGTAAAATCTAGCTTATTTGACATATAGGTCAACAATGCTGCCTGTTCCACGCTGTGCCAAAGGCCTTGGCACACTATTATTCGCTTATACCAACGATAATAGCTCAAAAATAGGGTGTGCCACGTGTGCCACGAGTTTTTTTTTATCACTGAAAAAAAAATTTGCTCAAAAATCTCACTATACACTGGCACAGCTACTTCTCCATATTCTTGACAAAATTAAGGCTTGCCGTATTTGTGCCATGTTTTATTATTTTTTTAACACCAGGCCCCTGTAATTCTATGTTGGCATAAGGTTTCCATTGTTTTCGAATTATATTTAATTCTAAGACTAGGTTAGACCATTGTTTAGAACTTATATCTGTGCCTACTATTGTTAGTTTTTTCATAATTTTACGGGGCTTCCACTCTCGCTTCCACCCCACTCCCTTGGGATCTCATTAACTCTGTTTAAAAGTAGGTGACATAAATCTTTTCATAGACTCTGCTTTCAATACTATTCTTGAAGGCTCTGGTGAATTTATCAACCTACTCTCCTGTAATTCTATTTTTCTAATCTCTTCTAGTCTGCCATCCATTGTCTCGATATAGATAGGACAATCAGATATTATTGTGCCTTTCATATCATTAGTGAATTTTCCTAGAATCTGTTGAAAGTCTCTTACTCTCATCTAATTTCCTTCCTATTTTTTTGATTAATTGATACCACTTACGACCCCACATCTCACGCATTTCACCAGATGTATTCCAATATGCTTTGGCTATATTATCAAGTCGTCTTTGATCTTGTTTTATAATACTCATCCACCCTCCTTAAAAAGTTATGTTTATGTTTTTGAAACTCTAAACCCTCAATGACAAACTCCTGGTAGAAGTTATCCTTACTACACATCATAACAATACCTTTTGTTATCTGTGTTCTGTAGATAAAATTATGTGCCATGGCATAAGCTGCCAACTGTAGGCAATAGTCTTCTATCCATTCTCTCTTTTTTGGTTTGTTTGTCTGTTTGAAGTCCATGATGGCGTCCTGTCCTTTGTGAACACCCACTAGATCTGTCTGACCTGCGTATAGTCCTGGGTAGTATAACGTGCACTCTGTGCCGTAATATTCTGAAACATTACACAACCCTTTTTGTATTATCTGCAGGGCCATATTGTGTGCTTGTTTACCCACGTTGGTCAGGTCCAGGTATCCTTGTTCTAAAATATATTTCTCAAGAATCTTGTGCATCGCCGTTCCGCGCGCCGCAGACTCTGATACAATCTTCTCAGCAGCATCCTCCCCGATCCGCGCTGCCCAGTCCGCTAACCCTTTTTTCTTCTCCGCGGATTCTGTTGCTTTTAATATCGTCGTAACACTCGGTAATTTTTCTTTACCAACATCGTAATGACGTACACCCTCGACGGACTCACGTACCGTCTTTGGGTATACGAAGCAGTTATTTATTTTCATGTTTTATTATCCATCTAAACATCGCAGTTGTCGGGTCATAGCTATCAAACTTTGCGCTACAACCAGACAACAATATTAATATTACAATCAATCTCATATATTAATGTAATACTGTTTCTTCTTGTTTAGGTTGTTCTAAGTATAATTTATCTTCAATAAACCTTTTAAGATTTATTTTCTTAGATTTAATTAGTCCCTTATCAAACATAGAGCTTATAGTATCCACATACTCAGATTCAGTGCTACAACCATCTAATTTAGCACCACTGTTTTTCATTACAGCGTTAAGTCTTGTCCAAGTAAAATTAGGATTTCTGACTGCCTTAGCTACTGTTCTGATAAAAGGTCTTTGCATCTTTTCACCAGGATATCTAATGTCAAATGCTTTTCTCATTGGTTTTAATAAAGCATCAAACGCTTTAATTTCCCTCATGGTCAAAGTGTATCGACCCCATTTAAAGTCCTCAGCAATATATCTAGATACAGTCAGCTCACCTTTCAACAAAGCTACAGTCTCTTGAATAGGCATGTTATACCTCGACATTTTACCTGCTACAATACGATAAGGTTTTCTTTGTCTCGTTGTAAAGAACTCCAGAGTATTTGTAAAACTCCAATTCTCTCTACTAGAGTTATATCTTGGTACATCTAATGCATCGATCTCATCGTTAATGATGTAATAGATATCTAATCCAAGATTTTTTCTTTCCTCAAATGTATTGTGACCCTCTCTTATCGTACCATCTGAATTTACATAGATAGGTAATTTTAGGTCCTTTTCTACTATTGAGTTTCTTATCTTTCTGCTGTGTGCTGCTGTCGCTGCACGATTACCTCTGGTTCTTTTAAACCAAGCGTAATCTTTTGTCTTATAAACAATTGTATGTTGTTTATGTTTATCTTCTTGTTTCTTCATGTTTACCTTTTTTTTAAGTTGCATCGAACTATTTGCACGCGTCGATGTTTTACGTGATTCATTATATTTAACGAATTCATTTAATGTTCCTTATTACATAATAGATTATTACAAGACCTATCAAGAGACAGACCATGTTATAACCAAACATTCCTAAACCATATCCAACTGTCATTCTAAACTCATCATTTTTTTATATTCTAAAAAATCTACTACTTTGTTGTTCATAACTATACCATCGTAGTGATCTATAATCTTTTGTATTTTTGGTAGTTTTGTATGGGCATGAGGCCATAGTAATAAACACACGTAAAACGCGTCTCTAAAAGTGCAACGCCATTTCCATTGCATAAGATATTTTGTGCCGTCTTTTCTAAAACCTTTACGTGGTTTTTTAACAACGGTCCCAACACCAAGAATAGAATGCACCCATTTTATAACTGATTTATCTGTCATAGTCATTTCCATACTGATACGCATAGAGTTTGAGTATCTAAATCCTTCTCCGTTATGTTTCTTTTTTCTCTCTGGTCTTCTCGCATAATAGATACTTCCTTCTCCATCAAAGAGTCCGGCGATATAAGCTGCGTGTTCAACATTGATCGTCATAGAGTACCCGTTCCTTACCATCGTAATCGTAATAATATCCGTATACTCTCTTCTTTCTTTTATATTTTTTCTTTGACTCTACTTTCTTTTGTTTAAATTTTGGTGTCCGTAAGATCTTAGCTAAAAAATTTTTTATCATTGTAATCTAGCCTTACTTGCCATCTCCTCTAACATTATAACATTGGGTTCTTTAATCTCTATCTCACCCTCTGACTTACATGTTGGACACTGGTGCACCTCACTGTATGATGGCACACTTACTTTGATGTAACCGTTGCCATTACAGTGATTACAGATAGCTTTATGTTTTCGCTTTGCCATTTGCTTTTACACCTTTGTTGTCTTTAAAAAATCTAATTAATCTTCCGATCATTGTAGACCTTGTCCTATTGGTTTTGGTCGCCAGTACACCTAACTCTTCCCAGTCATCTTTTTTAACTGATAAGGATTTATATTTATTTGGATCAGCCATTATCTATTCCTTGTATTGTTGCAGATACAAAATTATTTTTTTTGTTTCTGTATTCTATGTGATACTTTTTTTTATGATCAAGTTTACGTCTTAATTTTTTTAAAGACATTGCCTGCATCTCTTTTGATTCTCCAACATTAACGTGGATTTCATTGCTTTTAGGATCAAGTATCTCTGGTCCTAATTCAAAGACTTTGTATGTATATCTCATTATTCTTTCTCCTTTATATTAAACATATATGGGAATATATGGTGTAAAAAAACCATTGTCAACAATATTATTTTAGTATAAGAAGAAAGTCTCTTCTCACACCTTTTGTTTGTGCGTTCCTTTCTTGGAGCGCACGGACAGTTTAGAACAATTCTAAGTTGTAATCTTTGGTTTAGGTTTAGGTAGTATTATCTTATACTCGTGACACTCGAATTTTATATAGATATCATGTTCATTGACATCTTTTCGCCCTATTTCTTTGATTTTTTTCTCGCTTTCTTTGTAGCCCTCAACCATGCAGCCATACTTATCATAAAATTTATCAGGCCATATGTATGGATCAAGACAGGTATTCTGTATTGCAGAACACATATATAATATCAAAGCTACTTCCATATTACTCTTTTTAATTCTTCCAGGTACTCATTATTTTTTTGGTTTCTAACTATCTTTTCCATTTGTAATCTTTGCTCATCTTTTATTATCTTGGCTTGTTTTTTCCAGGCCCATGAATTTATAACACCAGACCAACCCATAACCCATAAGTAAAATCGTAACATCATTTGCCCTGGCCTCTGTATTTTTTGAAACTACGCCGGCGGGATTTGTTCATTTTTTGCAAACTAGGTTTGCGTCCAATACTTGTTTTGTGAAATACAGGCTCGTGTGATATGTGATCTTTAAATTTTTTCGCCATCATCCCTCCACTCTTTCACAAATGGAGTTGTGCCTTTTGGTACATTGATAGCTGGTAAATAAGTTATCTTACCATTTATGTGTTGTTGTAAATCTGCACCACAGGTTAGACATTTAAAATATTCTCTTGTAAGTCCAACCAATATTGTAAACTCATCACATGTCGGGCATTTGCCATTTACTATTTCCGCTTCTATCTTCATTCTAATATCAAAGCCTTAATAGACTTTTCCCCCATGTAGATCTCTGTCTCTGCCTTACCCTTGTAGCATTTGTAGGATACGGATTCTGAATATTCACGCTCCGCGGTCCTCTTGCCGCGTAAACATGCAGCCATGTTATCCTGTATTCTATGCTCCTTGATCTCTCCGTTGATGAACATAAGTAAAGCCACGACAGACTCAATCATAATACTTTACCTTTGTTTTCACCCTCTTTGACAACATATTTTTGTGTGCCATACTTGCCAATCTCTACTTCTTTTCTTAAATTTTTTGCAAGATTTAATTCTTGATTTTCTTTATTAATTTTTTTTATGTAGTCTAAAACTTTTTTAGTAATTCTTCCCGTTGCCATTATATTTTATCTCTCTATTTGCATCTTTTAATTTTTCTATGTCGTTTAAAACCTTATCCATTTGTTTTCTTAAAAATTCTATATTAACTTTGTTTAGAGCCATGTCCTCGACATGTTTGTTAATCTTATCCGTAGTCTTATAAAGATCTTCGATCATCATGTACTGCTCAGAATCTGCGGGCAGTGATCCTAGTTGTCCACGTGGCCACTTGATTCTAAATTCTGTATTCTCAATTAATTCTTTTTCCATCAGTTGCAGTCTAGTGTCCGCAACATTTAATCTTTCAACAATCTGAAAATAGCCCATGGTGCCGAGTGCTACGATTACGATCAGACTGGCAACCGTCTTCATCGGCATCTGGACGGCAGCGGATTCAGATATTGTTAATGGTTGTTTACTCATTTAGGCACGTACCCCGGTTCTAAAAATATTGCCATCAAACACAATAATATTATTAATGTTGCTGTGAAATAATAATTCATTCCTGGCTACCTCTATTGTCATAGCCAAGTATACTACACTATTTGTCTTCTATTTTGTAGAACATTTTGTCAGTATCCTCTGTAATCCAGCCTTTATTCTCAACGTTCCATTCTGTAGTTTGGACCTTATAGTCTGGTATGTCGTCTCTTGTGGTAAAATTACTAATATTCCAAAGAATGCGATTATTAGGTTGAATTGAATAATTACCATTATCAAGAGCCATAACATGTCCACACTTATGCTCATGAGGGATCTCACTGTGTTCAGTGTCCAGAATGTTACTTTCAGGGTGACACCAGTCAATGGTGAACATATATTCACCATAATATAATTTTTTATCTTTTCCGAAGTATTTACCGCGTTGTGATGTTAGATAATTAAACATATGCACGCTAGGATAATAGCTGAAACTATTCCACAGTTGAAGCGTGTCGACAGGCATATCTGGCACTTTGGTTCTATCGAAATCTTTTTGGAAAAACGCTGAGATAGGCAGCCTAAAAAAGACCGCACCATTTGGTAACATAATGTGAAATAATGTTGCGGCGCCTGCCATACTTGTGAGACCGAAGACCACACAGTCTTCACTTTCTCCGTGATGTTTTTTAAAGTCATAAAGATACTCCTTCCTTACTTGACAATATATAGGTGGAATGTCTGCGTTTAATAAAGCCATAATCCAAGAACAAAACCTACTATAAATCCTGCAGAAAACAATACGATTTCTTGTCTATAGTACAAGGACCAAACGTTTAGTTTACTTAATATCGCCCCAATTTTTTCCTTTTTCATAATCAACTTTATTAGGTATTTTTAACTCCACCGCAGATTCCATAATATTAATTATTTCCTCTGCTTGTTTGTCAGATTCAACAGAGATATCAACCTCATCATGAATCTGTATGTGTGGTATTATACCATTTTCATATAATGCTACCATACTTTTTTTAGTCATATCCGCAGCACTTCCTTGTATTAATTTATTCAAAGCTTTGTACGTAAATGCACGTTTCAAAGGCTCACCATATTCTTTTCTTGCCTCTTCTAATGGTAATGATTTATGCACACCAAATTGAACCGGTTCCCAACGATCAAAATGACAGGCACGCCCTAATAAAGTTCTAATCTTACCTCTGTCATTTGCTTTACGAGATACATTATCCATAAGTTGTTTTACGAATGGCGCCTTTGTGTGATACTGTCTTATTAATTTTTCTGCAGATTCTTTCATTAATCCCAACTCTGCCATAAGTTTATTCTTACCCATGCCATACATTAAACCAAGATTAATTGTTTTTGCCTGCTTACGTTCTATGCCTGCCATGTCAGCAACAACCTGGTGAAAATCTGCATCACCAGCTTTGTATGCATCTACAATCTCATCAACACCTGTGAGATTCTGTAGCTTTGCATAGTGCACTAATATTCTAGGTTCCTGTTGTGAGTAATCAAAAGATCCCCACGTATGATTCTCTTCTGGAATAAATATAGATCTTATCATCGGACCTAATTCTGGATGTCTTGCTGGTATCTGTTGCAGGTTTGGATTAGACATACTAAATCTACCAGTGACTGTACCACCCTGATCTGATCTTATCTGATTTATGTCTGCGTGTATTCTACCATTAACAGCATGTTTGGTTATAGAGTCTATAAAGGTGCTGTGAGCTTTGTTTATCTCTCTCGCCTCTGCGATTAATTTTGGTAATTGATGTGGATGATTCTGTAAAAAGTTTTTTGTAAAACTTGGTTCTTTACTTTTCTCTGTCCTGTCATACGGAAGTTTTAATTTATCAAAAGCTTTTGCTATACTACGCGCAGCCATTATTTCTACGTCAACTCCCGTTAAACTCTTGATATTATGTAATATTTTCTTTTCTTTATCTATTAAAAACTTTTTTATTTTATCAGCTTTGTCAAGATCAACTCTTACACCTTTGAATCTCATATCAACAAGACAAGGAAACAGTTTTGTTTCTAAATTAAATACATCCCACAGCTCTTGGTCGTATAATTCTGTCTCTAATTTTTTCCAAAGTTTTAATGTGGCTTCTGCGTCTCTCTCTGCATATTGTCCAACAAACATCGCAGGTAATCTCCAAAGATCTTTTTTAGGATCTATTCCATATTCTTTTGCGGCTGCATTTAATATTGTTTCATCCTTACCCATACCTATATAATGTTTAGATAGTGTGTTTAATTTATAAGATAATCTATTCTCATCAATTAAAGATGCTGCAATCATAGTATCAACTATCTTACCGTGAATTATTAATCCCTCTGTTCTCAACCAACAGATGTCATACATGGCGTTGTGAAATATAAATGTAGTATCTAATTGATTGAAGATATCCTGCAGCCATGAAAATACGAGTTTTTTATCCATATTGCCATTAGACTCATGTTGTATAGGAAAATACCCTGACCAGCCCTCTACGGCCACCGCAACGCCAGCAATGTGCCCTTTTCCGGTCACGTTCCCCGATCCTAGCTCTAAAAGCTGTGGATCATTGGTCTCTAAATCTATCGCTATCTCTTTGTATCCTCGTAGGTCTTTTAGTTCATCTGGCATTACCCACTCGGTCTGTGGTGTAAACAGAGGTATCTGCGTGCTTCTCACTTATAATCCCTTTCAATTATCATCTCAATAAAATGTATGGCCTTTAACAGGTCCTGCTTTTTGCCCTTATCTTGATGCCTTATTATGTATTTTATAGCACATCCTTCAGGATATAAAAGTTTATTCTCAACCACAAACTTACTGGGCTGTATGACATACTTTTGGTAGTGACTCCCTCCGTGCTGTTTGTCCCAAACTTTACTCATAGTATATAAGCTTTATCAAAGTCTCTTGGATCTAAAACATGTAGCTCACGTTTTGCTCTTGTTGCTCCAGTATAAAACAATCTATGCAATTCATCTGGATCATGACTAAATGTTTCTAATGCAGCATTGGTTATGTCCTGCATTAGTAAGACTTTGTCAGCTTCTCCTCCTTTCGCTCCGTGTATTGTTGACATTATTATTCTAGGATTTTTATTTATCTCTTCTCCATTTGCTCTCATATTACGAATGTAGTTTTCTGTGATAGGATCAAGTCCCTCAAAAGATTCATACCAAACCTTTTGTGTAATTAATCCATGATGTTCTACACACTCCTTTATCGTATATTTATCATCAGAATGCAACGTTTTACCTTTTCTAAAACCCTCTAAAACATTTGATCCTAAATACTCGTAAATATTTTTTATCTCTAAATGATTAAGCATGCCTTCTTTTCGCCATGACTCCCAATTGTTAAGGGCCAATAATAGTTTAAGAGGTATTGAGTTACGGCCTTTGTATTGATAGTACCAACCCCTAAGTTCACAAACCTCTTTAACAGAATCTAAAAAATGATTTGCTGAGGATAAAACCAACCAGTTACCCTCTGACATATCTACCTGCGTAATGTCTGAGTATCTACGCAACACACCTTGTTCTGTTCTTGGATTATAATTTTTATCAAATCTATTTTGTATCTGTCCGATTATCTTTTGTGATAGTTCATGTATTGGTCCTCCAGGTATACGATAAGATTGATCTAGAGTTTGTATGTCATCCACCTCTTCTTTTAATGCAATGAAATGATCTACATCTGCTCCTGCCCACTTAAATATGGCCTGGTCATCATCACCTGCTATGTAAGTTTTTTCTGCTTTGTTCCAAATCTTTCTTACCATCTCCCACTGTAGCAAAGATAGATCCTGTGCCTCATCTATAAACAATACTTTAAATTTATTAATAGTTTCTTTTTTTAAAAAATCTTCCAACAAATCATTAAAATCTTTTAATCCTTTTTCTTTTTTAAACCTCTTTAATTCTTCTGCTAAAAGATATAAAGTATTGCGCTCAATATCTAATATGTTTTGACGAGAATCATAGTATTCTAAAAGATCCATACGTTTAACAACAGCTGTGTTTATTATTGTAAGATACTCATTGTCAGAGTTAAACGTGCCATCACTATCAGAGAATCTTGCGGTCTTGATTGGTATGCCACATTTCTCACCAAACTCTTTGTAGTTATCCGGCCCCATCATTTTTTCTTTAGTCATACCTAATTGATTAAAAGCGTAAGAATGTAATGTTCTAAAAAATGCTAGATCATTTTCTATATCTAAACCAAACTTTTCTGCAGCTCTAGTAGCTGCCTCGTTAGCAGCTTTTTTAGTGAATGAAAAATAACCTATCTGTTTTGGTCTAACACCATCTTGTATAAATTCATCAACGAGATTTAATAAAGTTGTAGTTTTACCTGTGCCAGGCGGGCCTAATATTATAGTCTTCATTAAAAATCTTCCTTTTGATACGGCTCTTGTGTTACACTTGCTTCCACCTGTTTCATTGTCTGTATTTTAATTAATCTTGGTTGTTGTTTTTTAATTCTCATTCTCTCCTCTTTTACAAATACATTTAATTGTTTTATAAGATTACCGGTCTGACTTTTATCTTTCTCCCAATGATTACGCTTACAAAAACTATAAAAATCTTCCATTTTAAAATATGTAAATTCTCTTTTTTCATCTGTGTATGGTAGTTTATTTAATATGTCGTCAAAAGTTCTTGCTGATTGTCTATTAGTTGTCCAGTCTTGTAATAGATTTGTAAGTTCGTTTACAGGGTCCAATGATTCTAATGGCTCTACTTCTTGTAAACCTGTCATCATGGGTTTTAAAAAATGCTGCTTCCAATCTTTTGGTTTTGGTACAGGCACAACAAGATTAGCTTGGTCAAGACACGCTAAAGCAAAAAGTTGTGGGCTGTAAAGTTGTTCTGATTTTAATTGTATTCTTTTTTTATCAACATCTAAAAACCACTCTGGAGGTTTTGATGCATACTTTGTGAGACTGCCTAACATCGGCATCTCTTCCTCACCAAATCCTACACCAAATCTTTTTGTTCTACATAAACCTGACTGACATACCGCGTTTATTGGTGAGTCTTTACAGCGATATTTATCATAACCTTTTCTGTTTACTGATTTGATTAGTTGCTGCACCTCACTATTACTAAGTGTAGGCTCCATGTATTTTAGATTTGCCTCAACAATCTTATCTTCCCATGTGTCTGGTGCAGATTGTTTATAGTATACTGCAATATTAAATAACGCATTGTTCCTGGAACCCTGTCCAAAACCTGTTGTTGCAAGTTTATTAAGACAAGGTGGTCCCCCAGGAAACGCTTCTTCTATTTTTTTTTCTTCTGTTTTGATATCTTGAATTGTCTCTTTGGTACAAACAAATTTATCATAGAGCTCAAAAAATTCTTCAAGTGAGCAACTGGTGCCATTATCATTGATAGCATAACGTAGTCCTTTCATTTCATTGTAGTAGGGTAAGTTTAAAAAGTTACCTGTGTCCCCACGTTCCACAAGTATCTCTGTTTGTTTTGGAAATATCTCTGAACCCTCGTAACCTAACACAATAGCTATAGATTTTAATTTAGATTGCATCAAAGATGCAGGAATATTTTGTTTGGTAAATAAAAATACGTGTGCTCCGCCAGATTTACTACGGCAAACTATAAGAGGAAGTTTCTTACTCCTAATGCTTTTAATGAGGCTAGTATGATCAAAGTTATATTCGTCAATATCAATACACCCCCACCTACAATCATTGCTCTCCGTAATAGGGATGATTCCCAAGGCTGGTCCTTCACCTTTAATATGTTTGTCCCAGAGTTCATCTGTGACTGGTTTACGAACAATAAAAGCTTTGCCTTGTTGTTTTCCGTTTTCACCGCGTTCACCTGGTTGATATTGTCCATATGCTATTTCTAGTCCTAAAAATATTGATTTGAATTTGTCTTTTTTTATTATCATTTCTTATTTCTTTGTAAAGGGCGAAGTTGTCTTCGCCCTTTTATTTTATAACTAGTAAGGTGTACTAGATGTCTTCTCTTCCACATCGGCTTTTGCTTGCACGGTCCCGTCTGAAACATTTGAGGCAAAGTCTTTTGCACTCTTGTACAAACCTTTGTCCTCTTGTCCCATAATTCGATCCTGTGTAATAGACCAACCATACCAAGAACCTTTGTCGTTCTTTTGTATTGCTGATGCTAGATTATACACAACTGCATGCATTGGTGGTGTAACAAAGCCACCTTTTCCGTCCTCAATCTGTATGGTTTTCATCATAGAATTCCAATTTTTGCTGACAGAAAGCTGCGAAGATTTCATTGTAATCAACGCTGGCGTCATACCACCTGCTTTTGTTTCCATCAAAACATAATAATAAGCAGTTTCTTCAAGATAATTACCATTTGGCAATCTAATCTTGCTTCCCTCTCTCTTACCTGTCTTGATTATTGGACTGTTGGGTAGGTGGGTTGCCACAGTAAGTGGGTTGCCATCTCCCTTGTCGCTCTTTTCAGGATAGTCTTTTTTATAATAACAAGGCACCACCTTGATACCCTTCTTCCCATCAAATATCTCATGGGTAACATTATTATAAATCATTCCAGGTTTAGCACCCTCGATGTATTTACCATCCCCTTCGTTCACCTGTGCCGATAACTGACCCAAGATCCTGACATACGGCAACGCAAGATCATCTTGCGTCATGTTATCAAAACCTGTAGCC